CCAACAAGTACAAGTTCAAAGATATTTATAATGTGTCACATGACGCTTTGTGCTAATTCAGAAAACCATACCATTATTTTTAAGTTAGTTAGAGGAAGCACCGATATATGTGTAGGAGATCAAGCTGGAAGTAATAGAAGAAGGGCAACAGGTGCTTTTGCTCAAGTTGGAGGTGGTGACCACCCATTTACTGTTTCTTTTCAATTTATGGATAGTCCTTCAACAACAAGTGCTACAACTTATAAGATACAAGTTCAAACTGAGGCTGGTGGAAACATGACATTAAATGGTAGACAGAACGGAGATACAGATGCAACTGAGGCTAAAAACGCCAGATATGCTAGTACAATAACTGCAATGGAGGTGTCAGCATGATTACTTCCATGTATAATTTAATTAAACACTAATTATGCCTAGTTTAGATCATCAAGCAATACGCAAAGCCTATCCTAACGCTGTGACCATTGATGATGGTACAGGGGCTTTTGATGCTGAAGGTAATTCAATAACGCTTGATGCAAGTAAAGTTACAGAGGCAAGGACAACTTTAGATGCTGAAGCAGCAGCAATACTTTATCAAAAACAAAGAACAGGCGAAGCTGGTACGACAGACACTATATATGCTTCCATAGGCGATCAGTTAGATATGCAATATAAAGATGCTGTTAATGGAACGACAACATGGAAAGATCATGTTGCTGCTGTAAAAGCTAAATATCCGAAGCCATGAGTACAATAAAAGTTAACGAAGTACAAAATACTTCAGGAACAAAAATTTTAACGCAAGGGGTTTTAAGAACTGTAGAAGCAGGAGCTATCTCTGGTGCTACAAATTATGATTTTACAGTACCTTCAAATTGTTTCAGAGTTGATTTTGTAGGACATAATATTTCTACGAGTGGTTCTGGAAGTCCATCTTTTAGGGTGGGAACTTCCGCAGGGATTCTTTCAAGTGGTAATTATAGTTGGGCTGAAGATGGCACAGCAGACGAATACGAATCTAGTCAAAATGTCATAGATTGTTTTGATACTAACTTAAATGCGGGTAGTGATACTGGAGACATTTATATGTCATTTTTATCATCTTCTGCAACTAATTTTTATATATTTAGAGGAATAGCAAATAGACGTTCCCAAGCTGGAAATATGTCAGTTGTTGGTATTATTGATTTGGGAGGTAATGCTTTAACAACTGTAAGGTTTTTCCCTTTTGGCACTGGATTTGATACTGGTCGATTTAGTTTTACTGCATACCATACGATCTGATGAAAACATTAACTTACAATTCTGAAAAACAAGAGTGGATAGAGTCAGATGACGGCCTTGACCAAGAAGTACTTTCTAATGACTGGCACTTAAAAGTTTTAAGAAAAAAAAGAAATTTACTACTAAAAGAAACAGATTTTTATGCTTTATCAGATGTAACTATGTCTGATGAAATGAAAACTTACAGACAGGCATTGAGAGATTTGCCTGCTAACACTTCTGACCCTGCAAACCCTACATATCCCACCAAGCCTAGTTAATTATGAGTCAACTTAAAGTCAATTCAATTGTTCCTGTCGGTGGCTTGCCTAGTGGTGCTACTGCGGGCGGCATCATACAAATTGTTGAAACAGTAAAGACCGATGATTTTAGTGCCGCTGTTAGTATAGGAAACTATAGTGCTATAACTGGTTTAAGTGTTACCATTACACCTCAACAAAGCTCAAGTAAGATAATCCTTCATGCTGTAGTTGTTGGAAGTAATAGTGGAAGTAATGTCCACACAGGTTTTGAAATAAGAAATGGCTCTACACGTTTAACTGGTTATCAACACACAGGAACAATAGGGAGTAGGACACCCGCAATGTCATCAACAAGAAATGATACCACTTCTGTTTTATTTACTGTTCCGATTCACGCAGTTGATTCCCCTGCCTCAACTTCTGCTCAAACATATAATGTTTATGTGAGTGTTGAAGGTTATACTTTTTATCTGAATAGGGGGCAAAATGGTGCAGACCAAGCCCAAAATTATGCAGGCATTTCAACTCTTACAGCTTATGAGGTAGGAGTATAAATGGATATTTTAAAAGCTAGAAAACAGCAATTATTGAAAGAAAATCAAGAAGCAATACAAGAATATGAAAAGGCAATGCAAGCCGCCAATATGTTCAAAGCAAAAGCATTTTCCTGTCAGGAAAGATTAAAAGAAATTGAAATGTTGCTAGTTGAATCAAAAGAAAAGACTAATTAATTTTTTCTATTTGTTTGGTCATCATACTTCCCAGAATATATAAAGGCCCAAGAGTGGGAATAATTAACAGCATTGATATAATTAAAGTGTGAGAAATCGCTTTCAGTATTGCCTGTTTAACCATGTTTCAAAAGATTTGCCAGATAGCCTCATTGTTGTCTCTTTTTCTAACCTTGTCAATGTTGGGCGGTTCATATTACGCTTACAGATTTGTTACCAGTGAACAGTTCAAGGCAAGAGTAATGAACGAAGTTCTGGACAATGTACAAGGCATTATGCCAAAAGTGCTGGATAACGCTTTACCAGATATGACAGGCGGGACAATTCCAGAATACACTCCACCACAATCGACCCAGACAAGATAAATGGAGATACCAGAAATAGGTATCAAACAAATAAATGTTCCAGAGGTCTATATTCCTGAGATATATAAACCTAATCCTGTTTTGCCTGTAATAAATAATTTAGAAATAGATGTTGTTGGTTGTACTTATCAGCATAGAGATATAAAAAATACTGGAAACACACAACTTTTGCTTGATGACCCTAACGGAGTGTTCCTGACTTGTGGTGAATCTGTCTTTCCTAGCTTTTACCCTATCGACTACAGACCAGATCAGTTGGTAATTACTGAAGATTTACCAATAACTAATAATGCTCCACCTATGCCAGAGGCAGATATTCCAGAAACAAAAACACCAAAAGAAAAAGAAGAAATAAAAGTAGAACCATGCCCACCAAAAGATGCACCATTTATGGCTGGTGATTACAGAAATGATAAAAAAATTCAAAGATTAGTAAAATATGAAAAAACCATAGGAGGCTCCTGTGACCCGATATGGGAAGATGTACCATTCCGAGAAAGTTTTATTGGTACTCCTGAAGTTCTCGTTTCTACTACTATTATCGGTCTGGTTGCTGGTGGGTCTGCGGCTCTTGTCCCTATAATTCAAGGAATTGCAAAGGCTGGTATTAAGAATATAAGCAAGCGTTTTTCTAAAAAAGATAAGGTATAAACATAAGCAAAAGATTTTACAAGCCCTTTACAGGCGATTTAAAAGCCCTATTTTTTTTCGATTTTGTGAGTATGAGGCAAAACTTGGTTTGGTATGGGTATAAGCTTTACATCTTTACAAGTGACTGCGTGTTCACCAGTCAGGACAACTCCTAGCTTGGCCTGTTTGCCACATACCTCTAATCTATATAAGGCCATTTCTAGTTTAGTTTTCTTAATCAATAACTCTTGAGCTTCAATATTTACAGCCGCAGCTTTCTTACATAGTTTCCCACCATTACCCAAAGGAATATTAAATTGCATAGATATTCCATAATTTAAGTTGTAATTATCTTTCTCAAATCTTGGAGTTTCTTGAATATATTTTATTGCCCCTGTATCTTCATCATAAATAGGTTGTTTGGTAACTGTTTCTATTGGCCTGTTAAAGCTCCATGCGTCTGTTAGATATGGAGTTATGGTCAAACTGGGCGAGGTGCAAACAATCCCTTGACTGTAGCGATTCTGAGGCAAGCTAGAAGGAGTTATCATTGTTGCGTTGTTATTGACTACCCCTTGAGCATTGCTGCTGGGCGAAGCAACAGTGGTATTTGCTAAAACTTTTGCAGGGCTAAAAAATAAAATTATTGCCCAAAGACAGAGGTTGTTTCTGTAGTTGTGGTTGTTGTGATTGTCCGATTTATTGTTGTTACGTTGGAAAGGCCAGCACCCTGTAAAGATTCGACCAGTGAAAAGCTTTGTCCAGCGTTTACTATTTTCCATCTTGGCACAGCCTCAAGCTCTGGACTTGTCCAACTAAACTGAACACCACTAAGAGTCTGAGTTGTTCCAGCAACTGTAGAAGGGTTGATATATCCATTAAGGTCTGCTGATTCAATATTGTGGCCTGATGCTGAGTAGGAAAAGCCAGAATTGTATTGGTGCGAAGTGATTGTCTCATTAATTACGGATTGCGAAGTTGAACTCTGAGTAGATGACCCGCTACGAAACTGGGGAACCACAGGTGTAGCAAGGGTTCTCAGAGGTAGTAATAATATTAATAATAGCCAAAGTCTAGTCAATTTCAATCTGGACAGTAGTTGAGGCAATGCAGCTAGTACCAGAACCAAAAGCACCACTACAAGAATGAACCCCACTAGACAAACTGCTAATACTGCCACTGCCAAGAGTCCCCCCAGAGATAACTGTTGTTTGTCCACCTAATACTGGTAAAGTTGCTATGCCGCTTGAAGGAGTGATTGCTGATTGTGTTACGTCACCAGCCTGATATGACTCCGATAATGAGAACGCTGAACCAGCAGTGGTAACAGATTTATTTGTATTAACTAAAGCTGGCACTCCATTACTTAAGCTTCCAAGATTTAATCCACCTATACCATTGGTCACTACACTGTCCCCTGTTCCTGTAGAAGTAGTAATATTATTTCCACTTATGGAGTATGAACTAGGTGCGGCATTGGTAATTACATAAGGAGAGTCAATAGAAATCTGAGCAGAGGTCACATATTTTGCTGTGATGTCAGCAAAGGCACTAGACGGAGAAAGAAAAATGATAAAAGGCAGTAGTTTTTTCATTTGATTCCAACTTTAGTATTCTTATTATCTACTATAACTGGTTTCTTTCCGTTGCCATTTTTACCCTTTATAGAGATTCCATATGCCGAAGCAATATTTCCCACAAGACCAGCAGCAAAGGTGTCTAGTCTTATCTTTTCCATGTACCCTAAAGTCATAACTGATAAAGCCCAAACCAAAATTAAAAGTCTGATTCCATGACCAAAATAATCACGACTTTCCTTTTCTTCTTCTTCCATGAAATTAAGGTTTCTTGTCTAATACTAGCAATTTAGCTATGTTTGGAAAAACAAACAGTTCAATGATTAGATTTATCAAGCCTATTTTAAAATTTTTCGTCAAGTCAAATGCAGTGAAATCCTTAGTTGTAGGACTGCTGGAGGACTATGCCGCTTCCACAGAGACAGACATTGATGATGAAATTGTAAAACTGGTAAAAGAAAAATTATGGCCTAGCGTGTGATGAAAAATAT